AGGTGCGCGAGACTGTCCAGACGGAAGAAGATGAAGGTGGGCTTGATCTTGAATTTACTACGTTGAAAACTATCTGGGCTGGCATCATAGCGGTATCGCCTAATAAGTATGTGCGGTATTCATCTGTGATGGATTTTGATTCCATCAGTCATGAATTTCTTGTCCGGCGTAGTGCGGTAGATGATCTTCATACAAGTTATTCCTCCGGGTATTCAACAGCGTATGATAGTATCCCGGATCTTATGCCGCTAAAGGGCACGATGTATTTCTTCCTTGAACAAGGGAGTGCTAATAAAGGGCGGCTGTTTAAGATTCAACGACCGATGGATCAGAATGAACGGAGAGAAAATTTATTAATCCTTTGCGAAGAAGTAGACGAGCGCGGGACGGGCAATCCTGTATAAGGAGTAACGATGGCAAACGAATTTAGTGTAGAGTTAAAACCTGATGAAGCAAAGATTCTATTCGCGCTTAAAGAGTTTAATCAGGAATCGCTTGAGGCTGTAAAGTTTCGTCTCGTAGAAGGCGCAAACGCGATACGGAACAATATGATCATAGGCATGCAACGCACCCCTAAGACCGGTAAGAGGTATAAACGGGGTAAGCGATGGCATATAGCATCGTCCGAAGGCAACCGCCCTGCGATTGATCGGGGAGAACTTCTACGCAGTATAGTAATGGACGTTCGTATAGATGAGGTAGAGGTAGGAGTAAAAAGCGGAGCGCCTTATGCCAAATATTTAGAAGAAGGCACGAAGAAAATGAAAGCCCGTCCATTTTTGGCCCCAGCTATTGCTGAAGAAATACCTGGGATAGAGCGCAAGATTCTTATGGATATCGAAAGGATGAAGCTATGAGGCTTGGTTTAATTGTATTGCGCCTGAGATCCACAACTGAGCTATTTTCTGGACGCGTAGGCGGTGTTGCTGAATATGCATTTGCGCGCGAGAACACGCTTGATAAAGAAATGGCTTTTGTAATCCCGATTCAAGAAAGTGCGCCTGTAAATGAGTCGGATAATACCATACAGCAGAAACTGGTCGAACAGTTTGGTGTAATAGTCTCGGTTAAGAACGATACGAGTTATAAAGATAAGACAGGATTTACCGCGTATAATGCGCTTCATGATATGCGTGCTGATATATTCAAAGCTTACCTTGGATACGATGCACAGAATTTTATTGACCCGAGTGATACATGCACCGCATCGTCTATTATTTATTATCGCGGTGGGCAATTATTGGACTTCGACCGTAGTTACCTCTGGTATCAATTCACGTTTGAATACTGGGTGACGTTAACATCTGATGCAGTACAAGACGAGTTTGCAAATCTTCAAACTTATCTTGATAAAATATATGCTCAATATGAATTAATGGAGAGCGATAATATACCAATCAGTGAAGCGCTACCAGTTAAATTATTTGTACCCGATATGGAACAGCTTGTGATGGTAGACCGGACAATCGAGGAGCCTCCAGGAATTACCTGGACGAGCAGAAGTAGCGCGGCTGATAGCGTTTGGGTTAGTGTTGCATACGGCAATGGGCTATTTGTAGCGGTTGGACTTACCGGAACAGGAGTAATGACTTCTTCAGATGGTATAAACTGGACGAGTAGAGCTGCTTCGAATAATAATTTATGGCATAATATCACTTATGGTAATGGCCTATTTGTAGCGGTATCTCAAACCGGAGCAGGCGACCGGGTAATGACCTCCCCAGATGGTATAAACTGGACGAGTAGAGTTAGTGCTGCTGATAATGAATGGAGATCTGTTACCTACGGCAATGGTTTATTTGTTGCAGTAGCAAGCAGCGGAGTGGGCGACCGGGTAATGACCTCCCCAGATGGTATAAACTGGACGAGTAGAGTTAGTGCTGTTGATAACTATTGGTATAGTGTTACCTATGGTAATGGCCTATTTGTGGCGGTGGCTTTACAGGGAGCAGGCGACCGGGTAATGACCTCCCCAGATGGTATAAACTGGACGAGTAGAGTTAGTGCTGCTGATAATGAATGGAGATCTGTTACCTACGGCAATGGTTTATTTGTTGCAGTAGCAAGTACTGGGGCAGGAGGCCAAGTAATGACTTCTCCAGATGGTACAACTTGGACGAGTAGAACTGCTGCATCTGCTAATTTTTGGCATAGTGTTGTTTATGGTAATGGTTTATTTGTAGCAGTATCGTATCTTGGAACAATTAATCGGGTAATGACTTCTCCAGATGGTATAACCTGGACGGGTAGAATTGTCCCAGCTGCTAATGGTTGGCTTGGCGTTACTTATGGCAATGGGCTATTTGTAGCAGTGGCAAATACAGGAGTAGGTAATCGAGTAATGACTTCTGGTTAAGATTATATAATTATTAAACAAAGGAGGAACGAGTGGCAGACACAATGAAGTTTTTAAAACCGAGACAAGGGTTGATCGTTCGCGATCCGTCTACGTTGATCCCGCTACCCGCTGAAGGCGCATCGGTTACATGGATAGGCTCAGCCGGTACGTATTGGCGCCGGAGGGTAAGATGCAGCGACGTCAAAGAAGTTAAGCCAATAACCAAGAAAAGAAGGGAGTAGCAAATGCCAATTCAATTTAATAATATTCCGAATACGATACGTACTCCAGGCGCTTTCGTAGAGGTGGATAATTCACGCGCGCTTGGAAATCGTCTTGTACCAATACCTCATAAGGTTCTATTAATCGGACAGAAATCAGCAGGTGGCAGTGTACCATCTGAGGTATTAACTGCGATTACACGAGATAACCTTGCGGATGGATATTTCGGCAATGGCGCTCAGCTTGCGCGTATGTGTAATGTATTTAAAGCAAACAATCCCAATACGGAATTATTTGCACTTGCTCTTAGTGATGTATCAGGGGTGACAGCGAGCGGAGCTATTAATACAAGTATTGCACTAAGCGCTACAAACGGTAGTTGTTCAGGTGGCGGTGTATATTACTTGCTTTTAAATGGAGTACAGGCTTACGTGACGCTTACATCGGGCATGTCCGTGACTGATGTTAACTCTGCAATTCAGACAGTGGTAAATGCTAATAGCGCGTTACCTATGACAGCCGCTACTAATGCCACAAGCGCTTTGACGCTCATTGCAGTTAATTCAGGAACGAATGGTAATTATCTTGATATCCGAGCTAATTATTATGCCGGTCAGTCTGATCCTGTATGTTTTATCGACTCGGCTACGATTACTGGAATGGCAGCGGGCGCAACCGATCCCGATCTCGGTGATGTATGGGCGATTATTGACGACGAACGTTTCAATTATATTATCCAGCCTTATATTGACGCGGCTAATCTAACAGAAATCGAAACAGAGTTATCATCTCGTTTTGGTCCGCTGGTTAATCAACAAGGCCATGGATTTGCCTGTGTACGCGGCACTCATGCAAGTTGCACCACGCTGGGTAACAGCCGCAACTCAGAACATAATACCATTATGGGCGTATATGATAGTCCGATCGATCCCGCTGAATGGGCTGCGGCTCTTGGCGCCATCGCAGCATTCAATCTTAATAATGACCCTGCTCGCCCGCTACATTATTTACAACTGAAGGGTATACTGCCGCCTCCGGTGGCGTCAAGATTTACACGCACGGAACGCGATATACTACTTTATGATGGTATCGCAACGAGTATTGTTGACTCAGGGGGTAACGTACAGATTGAACGTTGTATCACAACGTATCAAACAAATGCGGCAGGTCTCGCCGATCCATCTTATCTCGATATACAAACGCTGGCGACCCTGGGTGAAATACGAGATCAATTTGCAGCCCGGATGATCCTGCGTTTTATATCTCCGAGGTTTAAACTCGCAGATGATGGATTTCCGGTACAGCCGGGCACTAATGTTGCAACACCGGGAACAGTGAGACAGGAAATCATAGCCTTATTTGGCACACTTCGTGACGAAGGGTTGATAGAAAATCTGGATGATTTTGTTGATAATCTAATAGTGGAGCGCGATACAACAGATGCTAATCGGATAAATTGTTTGCTACCTCCTGATTTAATCAATCAATTTCGCGTACTTGCTGCAAACCTTCAGTTCCTGTTATAGGTAGGTATGAAACGTAATAAAAAATACATAGGAGGGAATAACTAATGGGTGGAAGAATAACAGGTCGAGTAGAAGTACTTCTTAATGGGAAGACACTATTGAATAAAACAGGTGCAGTTGCAAAAGGAGTAGGTATCTCCGGAGCGCCAAACTTTGAACTCAGTGAAGTAGTAGGCCCCACCGGCCTTCATGGGTTTACTGAAAATCCAATCCTGGCTGGCTGCGACGTAACGATTACTGACCGTGATGATATATCGTTGTCGGAAATTGCTCGCGTAAGAGAGAACGGGACAATAATATTCCGCACGGCGGGAGGAGGCAAGGCATACGTTATGAACAATGCAACCTGCCTGCGTAATTTTGAGATCACAGCAGGCGAGGGTGAAACACCGATAAGATTTGTAGGCGCGTACTGGACCGAAACAGTAGAATAGCTAATAGAGCTTGATATCCGGCTGTTGCTACGTAGATCTAAGTTTATTAATAGACTAACTATGGGTAGAAGCTAAACACGCTCAGATCGTCGTTTTGAACGTTTAACAGGAGTATAAAAAAGGAGATACGATGGGACAAAAAGAATTGCCAATTAATTTAAAGACACCGGTAGTGATTAAAAAGGAAGGCCAGGAGGATAAAACTTATACGTGTTTAATTCTCCGTCCTTTCAAAGCTAAGCATCTTCGTTACCTTCCGAAGGAAATGTACGAGATGGCAGATATGACTGAGGAAGAAATAGAAAAAGATCAATCTCTTGCCTTTAAAATGGCAGCTGCAATGATACCATTAATTGCAGCCTTAGCGGATGTGGATGTAGAAGTAATTGATGATCTTAAAGTTGAAGATTTAATGGAGGTAGTCAATAACCTTACCCCTTTTTTAGCGGAGTCGCTGCCAACTGGAAAGAATGCCTCTGGGTAATAGGCAGCGCGTATGGATTTTCATCGCTTGATATATGGGAGATGGAAATGTGGGAAATAAATTTCTGGACCGATGGAACGATATGGATTAATCAACGGCAGGGATAAACTATGGCAGGAAAAACATTTGACATAAGTATTATAATGAAAATGATTGATCGTTTTAGCGCTCCGCTAAAGCAGTCGATGATGAACATTAATAAGTGGGTCAAGAAAACTAAAGAAGCTAAGTCTGTTACAAAAGAGTTTGGACAGAATCTTCGCACCCTTGGCAGATCAATGACTGATATGGGTCGAAAAGTTACTATAGGATTAACTGTTCCTATAGTAGGACTTGCTGCCGTTGCGTTAAAAACTTCGATTAGTATGGAATCCGCCT